GGTGCCTCATACTACAGCGGTGATGCGATTGTTACTAGTATTTCTAGAAGTGCAAGTTTCGATGGTGCAGTTGAATACTCAATTGCGTTTGAAGGAACAGGCGATTTAACATACGCTGCATAATATAGGTTATTCGATGGTGCGTTCAAGTAAAATAGGAACTGTTGTAAGAGACATGAATATTACACTTGAACGTGCTGTCGAGTCACTTTTTCAAGAACTAAATACAAGTATGCGAGACACGACGCCGGTAAGAACTGGCTATGCTCGCAATAACTGGCGAAGAGTCAGAAGATATAGATTAGGAGATTCAGGTGCTATGATAGAGAACCCCGTTTCATATATTGGCATCCTAGATAAAGGATCAAGTAGACAAGCACCGCAAGGAATTTATGCTCCTAGTCTTAAACCGTTATTAAGAAGGCGAACAAAACTATGAGTAAATTAATTGACAGAGCAACTGCTCACTTCCAGGAAGTATTAGGCGCAGGTCTAAAAGGTCCTATTCAAGTTCCAGAATGGGACTGTGAAATTTATTATAAGCCAAGCACTACCCTTGCAGAAGAATCAAAAATTATTGAATTTACACAAAAGGGTAAATCAACAGAAGCACTAGTATGGACACTCATTATGAGAGCCCGTGATAAAGACGGCAAAAACTTATTTGATGCCACTGATGTGCAGAAGTTACTTAGAAGTGTTGATCCTAAAGTTATTCTAAGCATTGTTACACAATTCAATGCTGACGAACAACTTGTAGAGGACGCCTTGGGAAACTAAAGGATTCGCCTAGTTTGCTATTCGCCTATAGATTAGCAACAGAACTGGGCAAGACTGTAGAAGAAGTTTTCCAGATGAGTAGTGTTGAAGTGCGTGGTTGGGTTGAATATTTTGACTTTGTAAATACAGAACAAAAGAAGGCCCGCAACAAAACTAGGAGACGCTAATGGCATCTACGTATGAACTTATAGTAAAGGCGGTTGACCAAACCAAAACGCCTTTACGAAACATTGAACGCAATTTACAAGGCCTTGATAAAAAGGCTAAAGGCGTTGGTATTAGTATGCGTGGTGTTGGCGCAGCCATTGCCGCGTTTGCAACAGGCGCAACAGTAAAAAGTATTGTCAATACAACAGCACGTTTTGAGGACTTAAATGACACTTTAACAAGTGTAACAGGTAGTGCTGAATCAGGTGCTAAAGCATTTGCAGGTATTCAAAGTTTTGCCACACGCACACAGTTTGGTGTTGAAGAACTTACTAACACTTATATCAAACTTGCTGGTGCAGGTATCAAACCAACTGAAAAACTGTTAACAACATTTACAGATACTGCTGCTGTTACTACAGACCAATTAGGCACACTAACTGCTATTACAGACTTGTTTAGCAGAACAACTAGTGGTGGCTTAGGATTAGAAGAACTTAACAGGCTTGCTGATAGAGGTGTGCCTGTATTCAAGATACTTGAAGAACAGTTAGGACTAACACGTTTAGAAATTTCAGAGTTTGGTAAAACTGCTGATGGTGCTAACAAAATTACAGAAGCATTACAACGTGGACTAAACCAACGTTTTGGTGGTGCTACACAAAATAAAATGGACAACTTGTCCACAGCAATGTCTAACTTTGGTATTGCTGTAACAAACGCCGCTGATAGATTAGGATCAAAGTTTAGGCCACAACTTACAGCCGCTATTGCTGATGCAACTAAGTTCTTAGAGCAAAATAATAAATTAATTGACGCATTAGGCGACGGTTTAGGAACTGCTATCACTAATACTAGTAAAGCATTGGGTGTTATTGCTCAAAACTTTGATGCAATTAAAAATGCCGCACTTATTCTTATTGGTTTGCGTATTGCGGCGTTCTTTGGTAACTTAGCAAGTAGATTATCCTCTGCTATTGCTGGTGCTAAAACATTTGGTGGTATATTTGGTGGTATGAGCAAAGCCATTGCTGGCACAGCCGCAAGAATCCCAATCTTAGGCGCCGCATTTGCTGGATTAGCATCAATTGCTACAAGATTAGGCCCGTTATTGCTAAATCCATTTGTTGGTATACCAGTTGCTGTGGCAGCCGCTGTTACAGGTGGTTTAATTTACTTCCAGGACAGTTTAGTTACAGTTGGTGAAACAACAGCAAGTTTAGGTGAAGTTACACAAGCAATTTGGACACTAATAAAAGGTTATGTTTTAGATGCCGCTAACTTTATTGGCGAGAAAATGTTTAATGCATATAAGAGTATTAAAGGTTGGTTTGCTGACTTACCTAAGTTATTAGGTGTAAACTTTGAAACAATAGGTAATTATGCACAAAACGCAGGAAACTTTATACTTAACAGTTTTGTTGCCGCATTTGAAGCAATTGTAGGTATTGCTAAAAACATACCAGCATTCTTTAAAGCAAGTTTCCAATCAATTTTAAGTTTAGCAGGTGACTTAGCAAGTAAACTAACAAGTAGTTTTAGTTTATTAGGTGAAGCAATTGGTTTAGCACTTAGTGGTGAATTTGACAAAGCAACTGCTAAAGTATTTGAAGCAATGGAACTTAACCTTGGAGAAAGTTTTGCCAAAGCATTTGACGATGTTCCAAGTTTAATCCCAGAAATCAATTATGATGAAATCTTTAAAACAGATAGACTAGGTCAAACAACAGACTTTATTAGCAGTCAGTTTGGTGCCCTACGTATTGAAATTAGTAAATTCTTTGGTGACACATTTGATCCAATTATTGATAAAATTGAACAAACAGTTATTGCTAATCGTGCATTACAACAATCAACAAGTGAAGTAACTACAAAAATAGAAGAGCAAACAAGTAGTATTGATGATGTTAACTTAGGACTATCTGAAACGGCAACAGTAACACAAGAAGTTGCAGAAAAAACACTAACATATGCGGACTTCTTGAAAGACCTAATTAAGTCAAGTTATGAAGATGCACAATTAACACAATTCCAAGCCCGTGCAAAAGCAGACTTAGATGCACAACTTGCCGCAGGTGTTATTACACTTGATGCATATGCGGCTGCAATGGACCGCTTGGGCGTTTCACAACGTAAAGAACTAACCGTTGTTGAGCAAATGGCTAAAAACATTAAAGACAACAACAAAGAATTGGCTGCATATCAAGATGCACTAGCAAACGCAAGTGTAGTTGCAAAACAACTTGGCGTTGATGAAGCACAATTAACAGAAGAACTTAAAAAGCGTATTGAACAAATGACCAAAACAGGTGAGAAGACAAAAGAAGTTACTGACCTAATTAAAGATAGATTCAAGAGTGCTGGTGATAGTATGGCAGACAGTTTAGCACGTGGATTAGCACGTGGTGAAATGAGTTTAAATAACTTTAAGGATATATTCAATAGATTCCTTGAAGATATTGCGGCTGCTATTATACAAAAGAATATCACACAACCACTTGTTAATCAAATTGTTGGCTTTAGTAGTAGTTTAATACCAGGCGGTGGCGCACAACCTCAAGCAGGTGGTGGATTCTCGTTTGATAGTATTATTAGTGGTATAGGCGACTTCTTTGGCGGATTCTTTGCTGATGGTGGTCCTGTTTCAACTAACAAAGGTTATGTTGTTGGTGAACGTGGTCCAGAATTGTTTATGCCAAGGACAGCAGGCGATATTATTAGCAATGAAGCAATGAATGGCGGTGGTGAAGGTGCAACAGTTAACTTTAACATTAACGCAATCTCAACTCGCGATGGTGTTGAGTTCTTATTAGAAAACAAACCACAAATTATCTCAATGGTTACACAAGCACAGAACCAAAGAGGTAGACAGGGTATTACAGCATAAGGAGTAAATGATGCCAACATTAAAGGACATGTGGGATTACCCAAATAATAGTGCTAATGGTTATATGGCTGACAGTGCAGACTGGTCAGGTGATGAATCATTTGGTATGGATAAACGTGTAGGCGAATTGCGTGATGGCACATACAGAGCATGGCCAGGACTTGATCCTGTTGCAGATTTAAGTAAGTCAACAGTTGATGTAAACACTGCAATTGCAAAGTATACTGATTATCTAGACAGTTATGGCGATGATACTAACTTAACATTCAACATGTTACACAAATATCCAATTATTGAACACAGTAAAACTGCATACAGTTATATTACAGGCAATGTAACTAAAATTGAATCTTTTGCAACAACAGACGGCGACGGCACTTATGCATTTCACACAGGTAATCCAATTGGTATTGAAGATGGTGCTCGTATTACAATACAAAATATGAATACAAGTGGCACACTGTTAGATAGCACAGTAAATGGATTACTTTCAGTTTATGGCGCCACTGACATTGGTAATTTTGGCGGTTTTTGTTTAGTAGATGGACCAGACAATGATTTTGATGGATTTGCAGATGACACACAAGCAAATGGAATTTTTGGCGCAACACCATCAGACTTCAATGTTATTAAAAGAACACAACCATATGATGGTTACTTCTTAAAAACAGGATCTGGTGTTAAGTATGTCGCTGAAGAAGATGATTTATTAACAGGTGTTGCTAACGGTGACAATTTTAGACTTAAATCACAAATTCTTGGCACTAGCATATTATCAGATAGTGTATACAACACTGGCACTATTGACCAACGTGACACAGACTTTTATGTAACTTATGCCGCAAATGATATTGGCGGTGCGTTAAACAGTATGGACTTTTTTACTGATGTAGGTAGAACAACTAACGCAACAACAGACGAATTTTATTATGCAACAGTAGTATACAGTGTTACAAACAGCGGTGGTAGTCCTGCAACATTCGCACTAACAGATTTAGATTTTCAAACACCTTCAGGCTTAACAATTTCTGCAGGAACTGGTAGAAACACCAACGTTGATACGTTTAGTGAACTAAACTTTAATACTAGTGCTTGGAGTTCAGGCGGCGTTGGTAAAATGCCGTGTAGAATTTATTATCAAAATTTAAGTGGTGGCACAATTACAACAACACAAGGTCAAACATTAGGCACAAGTATTGATTATGACCAAGTATTCTTTGTTATGAACGAATCTCCAAACTTACATAGTTTTAGTAGTGATTGGGGAGATACAGACAACAGTAACGATACAGAATTTGAATTAAGTGCTGGTGCAAGTGTTGAGATTGTAATTAAGTTTATTGACCCTGCACAAGAAGACGGCGGTCATGTGCTTGTTGAACATATTGAAGCAACACCTAGTGCATGTGATTATATTGAAAATAGAAAAATTGGCAACTACTATATTAGTAGTGGCACTATTCAACTACCAGGCAACCAAGTCTATAGTTGGAAAGACGTTAGTAATGTAACACAATACCAAGCATATTTTGATTACAGTAACGGTTACTATAGTGCAGGACAACCTATTAATAATTACACTGGCTTAAATGAATTGGCTCCAGCGGTATCAGCAGGTGCTGTAAATCCAACTGTTGACGGTAGTGGTTACATATCTGGTATTTCTGCTTATCAAACTGCAAACACTAACGTAAATGGTGGTATATTTAATAGTAGTGATCCTGTGTTATTTCCTGTTATAGCAAGAAGCAGTGAATATGTAGCACCAACAACTTATGCAGAAGATGTATGGGACACAGATGATGAATGGGATCAAGATGGTTTTGCAAGCGGTGCAAAAAACTGGCCCACAAATGTGCGTCCTAGTGCAGTTAAAATAACAACAAGCCAACCTGCAAGTATTACACGCTCACAAAACGGCACAAAGTATGTGCGTTCATCAGGTGTTATTAGACAACAACTTGAAGTTCAATATCCGCCAATGGATTTTGATGCCTTTAGAGAGTTTGAAGCAGTAGTTGAAGCCGCACGTGGTCAAGCAACACCATTTTACTTTAACGTTAAATTTTTAACAAACCCAGCGTTATATGACAGTGCAACACGAGATATATTGTTACAACGACTTGATACAGCAAATGCATTGCTTACAACTAGCACAGTTCGTGTTAAAGATGCTGTAAGTGTAGGTGACAAAACAGTTTTAGTTGAGGGTTTTGCACAAGATGAATCAGATGCTTTTATAAGAGGCGAATACTTAATTGCCGCACAGTTAGGTTACAGTAATGGTAACTTTGCACAAGTTATTAATGACAATGTTGACAGTAATAGTTATGGTGAAGCAAAAATACGTTTTCCATACGGTGCAAGAAGTTCAATTACAACTGGAGAAGCGTTTTACAAAAACCCAAGTCACATAGTTGTTACGTTAGCACAAGACGATTTTGAATACTCAGTAGGAACTGATGGCTTGTATAGATTTACATGCATATTTGATTTTGATGAGTATAAATGATGGCTAGATTAAGTTCACAACTGCAAGACGCTGTAGAAAACAAAGTTATCCAGTGCTATGAAAGTTTGTATTTAGATATTGACGGTGGTATCTATATTACAAATGCCCCTATGAACATTACTATTGACGGTGATGAATATATTAGTGTAGGACAGTTTTTAGGTTTCTCACAAATTGAAGAACAAAGACTTTTTACTACAAGTGAAATCACAGTTACACTTGCTGGCATACCTGCATTTGAAAATGGTGATAGTTTTATTGCTGACATATTACAATATGATTATGTTGACAAAGAAGTAAAAATATACAGAACATTTTTTGACCACGATACACATATTGACAGTTTCTTAATGTTTAGTGGACGTGTTGATAGTCCTACTATACAAGACGATCCTGCAGACACTACCACAGTGGCCGCAACATGTTCAAGTCACTGGGTTGATTATGAACGCACAAATGGTGTGATAACTAATAATAACAGGCAACAAGCACTATACACTGGTGACATAGCATTTGAATATGCTAATGAAATAATTAAAGATATTACTTGGAAACCAGCATAAGGAGTTACTATGAATTTACAACAAAAGTTTAAATTAGGAAGTTATATAACAAGCAAAAAAGGACAACCATTTCAGTGGGGCATAAACGACTGTAATACATTTTTTACAGAATATTCAGATATGTTTTATAATACTGAGGACACACAACGCATAAAAGGACAATACCTGGATCGAAGAAGTGGTATAAAGTTTTGGCGTAATTTAGGTTTAACTCCTGCCCAATGGTTACACATGCGTGGTTGGGAGAAAATCGATGATGACTATGCTGATGGTGATATTATTGTATTCGAACGCAAAGCATACAGTAGTGTATACATATATTTCGACGGTGCTTTCTGGACTGTTGCAGAAAATGAAGAGTGTAAAGGATACCATCCTACTGCATTTGAAAACTTAAAAACTCAAGGCTGGCGACATGGGTAAGTCACTTAAAACAATAGCAATTATTGCTGTTGCTGTTTTTGCACCATATGCCGCGGCAAGTTTAGGACTAACTGGTTTTGCGGCTACAGCATTTAGTTTTGTGCTACAAACAGCGGCTAGTGCTATCTTTGCTGAAAAGCCAAAACAGGGGGGAGGCGCTGGTGTTCAAGACAGCGGCTTCATGCTTAATAAACAGGGTAACGTTAGTGCTATACCAATTGTATATGGTGAGAGACGCATTGGCGGGACTCGTGTTTATGTGCAAACAACAGACGCTAGTGGTAACACAAGCGGAACAGAATATTTGCACTTAGTAATTGCTTTTGCACAAGGTGGCACACGTGGTGATGGCACTGATAGTATTGACGAAGTAACTAAAGTATTTTTCAACAACGAAGAAGTATATGATTTTGGCACAAGTTCATTTAGTGGTAGTTTTGGCACAGGCAATACAACAATTCGTATATGGCACGGTAAAAATGACCAAACAGTAGCAAGTCCTGATCAGAGTGTTGGTAGTTTTAATTTAAGTAGTGAATGGACAAGTAATCACAGAATGCGTGGTGTTGCTTATGCTTATGTTATATGTAAGTATGACAGAGATATATTCCCAGGTGCACCTACAGTATTCTTTGATGTAAAGGGTAAACGTATTCAAGCAGTAAACAATTTAGGTTCATTTGTAAACACAGCCGCAGAAATGTCAAATCCTGCTAATATACTTTATGATTATCTAACAGACACAAGATTCGGCAAAGGCATTGCAGCCGCTGACATTGATTTAACAAGTTTCCAAACTGCTAGAACGTGGGCAAGTGGTGCCGCAGGTGTTGTGTTTGATTGTGCTATTGACACAGCAGACACACTGTTTAACAATACACAAAAAATATTGTCTTGTTCAAATATGAACTTAGTGTATGCTAATGGCAAATATACATTACAACCTGTAAAACAAGAATCATTTAGTGGTGCATTTACATTTACAACTGCAAATATTTTAGGGCAATGGACAATTAGTTTAGGTAATAAACGTAATCGCTTTAACAGATTAAAAGTTAACTTCTTTAATCCAGCATTAGATTGGCAACCAGATAGTGTAGTTGTTGAAAATGCAACTTACTTAACAGAAGATAGCGATGTGCTAAATGAAAAAACAATTGACTTACATTTAATTGGTGATGCTACACTTGCAGAAAAGATTGGCACATATTATCTAAATTCAAGCCGTTATCAAACTATTGTAAGTTTCAAAGCAAGTCACGAAGCACTTAAATTAAGTGTAGGTGATCCTGTTTATATAACACACGATGTTCCGAATTGGACTAACGAAAAGTTTCGTGTAAATAGTATTACGCTTATGCCAGATAGCACAGTAGACGTAGTGCTTGAGCAATACGCACCAGACAGCGTTTATTTGGAGAATAATTAATGAGGCTAGTAAATCAAGGTAGACAAGACATAGGCTTAATTGCACAACCTATTGACATTGACCAAGCAACAGGTTTCAATATTGCACTAAACGAATTAACAGACGTTGACACTACAGGTGTTGCAAACAACTCAATTATCAAATACAATAGCACATCTGGTAATTGGGAAATAGGCACTGATACTGACACTGGTATTGAAAACGTTGTAGAAGATACAACACCACAGTTAGGTGGTGACTTAGATTTAAACAGCAATAACATAAATGGCAGTGGTGATATTAGCACTACTGGTAATGTAGCAAT